TAGTTTCGGAATAATTGTTTCCAGTCTCTTCCTTCGCGAGGAACAGGAGTTCTTTCACTGGGTTTGCGAATTTCAACAATGCAGATTTTTTGAGCTCCCCCTGTTTGAATTGTATGGTCGATTTCTGTAACTGTGTAATTACGTATTCCATCGGGCGCGTGAGTAAAAAGTTTTTTTCATCCTCCGTGATGAAGTAGAAATCAGTTATGATGGAGGCACTCTTAATAGAACCTTCAGTGGTTTTTTCCCTGGTCACCTGTCCATTTGACGGTATCGTGTATTTAAATGATACATCATCATCTATATCCCTGAATGTTATGCGAACTTCTACGAGTTGTTTCGTGAGTGCGCATATAGGAACCGCCAAACTCGGGTTCCTGTGAAAATAGAAGGGGAGATTGACGTAGAACGTATTATAACTATCGGAGACTGTCAGTGTTTCGTTATGGCCATTCATGAAATAGAGTGACCCACCAGAATCTGCGTCATCCTTGTTACTATGTAACTGGTCATACATGTAGATATAATCTCCGGTAAGTCTCTCGATGATTTGTCCACCTATCATCAGGTCAGCATACTTTATGATACTCTTACCAACTGGTATGTTGTAATAATACCTATAAGATGGGACACTTCCGGTTTCATGGGGAGTGAGGTTTCCAAGTTTAACTTTCAGAATCATTCCCCGTATGAGATCACCGATGTTAGTCGGTATCCGACATTCTACAGAACTCCCGAACGAAATATCACCAGTGAATGGTATTTCTACTGATTCTGTAGAGAAGCGTGTATGTCTCTTGAACAATGTCACAAAATATGAAAACTGTGGTTCTCCAGTAAGCCATTGATCCTGGATGCCCGTGACAGCAAGTTGCACACGACCTGCCATTCTTATTACACGTGAGTAAAATTTTATGAAATAAAACGGGGCGGTATTATAGATGGATTTGCGGTTAAGAAAATTTAATCCCGCGACAATGGCTGATGACAAAGTCCTCGTGTTTATCGGTAAACGTAATACGGGTAAGTCCACACTCGTGACAGATATCCTGTGGCACAAAAAACATTTACCAGCAGGGATCGTACTGTCGGCGACTGAGGAAGGTAATCATTATTATCAGCAGTACATTCCAGATTTATTCATCTACGGTGATTATGACAGGGAAGCTATAGAACGTGTTATGGATCGTCAGAGGAGACTGGTAGGTGCGGGTAAAACGAACTGTGGTGCATTTTTGCTTTTAGATGATTGCATGTATGACAATAAATTCATGCGTGATACGTGTATTCGTCAATGTTTTATGAATGGTCGTCACTGGAAAATCTTCTTCATGCTTACGATGCAATATTGTATGGACCTTCCACCAGCTCTTCGAGCTAATGTGGATTATGTTTTTATTCTCAGAGAGAACATTATCCAGAATAGAGAGAAGCTTTACAAATCTTTTTTCGGCATCTTTCCAACATTTGACATGTTCAATAAAGTGATGGATTCATGTACCGAAAATTACGAATGTTTAGTCCTGGATAATACATCCAAATCGAATAGAATCGAGGACTGTGTTTTTTGGTACAAGGCAAAATTACATAAAAACTTCAAAGTAGGTGCCCCAGAATATTGGGCTGAACACAAAAAGTCATTCAATCCTAAACGAAATGGAAACAAGATTGACCCCAAGAACGTAAAAGGGCGTTCTACACAATTGAAAATTACGAAAACGAGATAATTTCTACATTTACAGTAAGATGTCACAGGGGACAAGAAAGCGTAACAAACCCAATAAGCCGACGAATATCAACTTCAGCCCAGGACCCATGAAAGTTGTTAAAACTTCCAAGGTTGTAAGATCAATACCTCAATTACCACAAAATTTGGGTATGTCCTGCACAAGACCGGGGTATATCAGATATCTCGATGAAATGAGATCACGTCTAGATAAGGTGCGTTATGAGAATAAGAGGATAAATGTCAGATACTTGGAATATAGTGATAGTTTAAATCGGGGTGTCGTCGTGAACACGTCTGAACAGTTATTAAACATGAAGCCTAAATTAGAATTCAGGAATAACGGATCACCCGTTTCCAAGCTCGATGCACCAAGTGGGAGTATACATTATTTTTTAGTAAGCATCACCAAGCGTGATAACCCAGATTTGGGACATGCGATTAATGTCCTAATGGACACTGGCAATCCGGAGCCGCGTATATGGGTATTTGACCCACATGGACGTAACGCGATGAATAGAAATGGGTTTGGGAGTATATTACGAAATCGCGTATTACCAAATATGAAAAAGATGTTCGGGCGTGTATTCAATAACACAACCGCGAAATATTATACCGGTCCCAATTTACAAGCAAATAATACACGTGGTGTGTGTACAACGTTTCATATAGACTTCGCACAAGCGATTCCGGCACTGTTAAACGAAACTGCAAATATACGAACATTCGGGGGTCGAAATCTGAATATAGCTGGTCGCTCTAGATTCTTAAACAATCCCACGTTATTTTCAAATGTAACCGGTAAACGTATAACTAAACAGAATACAAAAACACCACCTAAACTTACGATGACGATGGGTGCGGTGACAAAGAAAAAAACGAAGAAAAAACGATAATACTTAAAAATAGTTGTATAATATATCAAAGGTAGTGTATGAAGTTCAAGGTCGTGACGCCATCCATGGCGTTAAAAAAAATACGCGTGAAATTATCTCGAAAAGTTGTCCAGGACTTAAAAGAAGTTAGTAAATTATCTTCCGTTAAACAATGGGAATATGCTGGAAACGTGAAATACATGGGTGATGGTTTATTCAGCAAACCAAGTAAAGTGACTTCTGAAAAACGGAACCGTGTCGACATTGACGACATTACAAAAGTCTGGTACTCTGAAATTTCATATCATACACACCCCGGAATAGGGTATAACGAAGATGTCACATGTCAGAGTACACCTATTTTCGCTACACTTCCCAGTAATTCAGATTTTGAAGCGTATATAAAGGGGTTTCCGGAAATGCAGGTTAACATTATATGCGATTCACATGGGTATTATGTCATCGACATCCTAAAATCCACATACGATTTCGCGGTACCTTTACCCACATCAATTAACATGTACATGAGAACTCTTCGTTCCACACCTTTCATGCGTATATGTGCGTTCTCTGATGAGGGTCTTGAGTATTTTCACACGACTGTGAAAAACTGGAAACGACAGATCAATGAAAATGTCAATAAAGACCTTATGAAACTGTACGGAGTATCGATTATGTACTATACGTACGAGGAAGAACCACCAGAAATCACTTTATATCAGGGTATAGACGTAGCATAGAATCTTCTAACTCATCCACCTCATCCCATGCGAGATAGCACGCATTAGACGTTTTATCCTCATTACATATTTCATGAGCTTCTTGTACTGCTTCTTTAAAGCGTAGACGAAGTCTTGTATTATCCGGTATTTTTGTTGGTGATACCGTGGGTGTATTTTTGTAAATGTGATTGAGTACATTTTCACGCGTCTTAGCTAATCGTTGTTTGTAATAATCTTGTGGTGTATGACAAATACACAACATCTTCGTATACTGTTTAAAGATATTATTCTCTTTATATGAAGATGTTATCATGTTTTACAAAACGTGTATTATCGGGGGTGGATGATTCGATGCCTGTTTTTAGTTTGAATGGGTATGAAGGCTACGCCAAAATTACTAGCGTTTACGACGGAGATACATTTCGAGCCGTTGTCATCAAACATGGACGTGTACTTAAATTCACTTTTCGTACACTCGGTTATGACTCTCCTGAAATGAAACCTGTACTGTCAACGTCGAGACGAAGTGATCATATATACATGGCAAAGCTTGCACGCGACTTGTTCAAACAAGAATGCGGGTTCGATGACCGGGCACCTTTTGAAAAGTGGAACCCATTTTTATGCAAGAACAAGGTAAACGGTCTGGTCTGGATAAAATGTGACAAAAATGATAAATACGGACGAACTCTTGTTACAGTGTATAGACGTAGAGGGGATACGTTGTCCGTAAATGATAAGATGCTCTCATCCGGAGTTGTAAATGCATATAATGGTCGCACAAAGCCTAAATTTGATATCCGGATATAAAGAAATGTGTACATACATTTGTATAAGATGTCTACTTACAACGTCGAACCCTGCACTTTCATTTACCGTATATCTTCACTGGCTAAAGTCGTAGACGGTGATACGATCGATGTGAACATTGATCTCGGTTTCGACGTAAGTACAATGCAACGTGTTCGTCTCTTAGGTATTGACACCCCCGAGTCGCGTACATCAGATAAGGAGGAAAAGAGGTTCGGTCTCCTTTCGAAGAAAAAGTTGAAGGAGTGGTGTTTGAAGGCTGTCGCGTCTGAGAAGGATGATATTGAA